AAACACCCACGGCCCTAGCCCAATGCCTTGCTGACTTGCTTGTAGTGCAAGTGGCTTGGTTATTTTAATATGGTTACCATCTTCTTCTACAAATCTACCTACAATCTCTTCGCCTGCTGTAGTTCTAATAGTTACTGTGTCTGTTGCTTTGTATGGTGCTTCAATAATCATAGTGTCATTCCTGTTCCGTTGTAGCCTGTTTCTTCCAAGTATGTTCCAAGTTGTTCATACCCGCCTATTTTTAATCCGTTGATAACAATCTGGGGGAACGTTCGTGCTTCTGGAAACTCTGCAAGAACATCTTCACGTTCAAAGTCCACACCAAGTTGCTTGTACTCATATGCAATCTCTCGTGAGTCTAACAAACGTTTTGCTTTGTCACAGAAAGGACATTGTGGTTTACCCCAAATCATAATCATAACGAAAATCCTTTAAATGTATCTGTGCTTACATCTTGTTTTGTGCCACCTGATACATAACTTGTAATCTCTGTTTCTTGTGGAGCCACTTGCACATCAGCACCTGAGATCCATTTCTGTGTCCATGGTAGAGGATTGCTTTTTACACTGTATGGTGACTTTAGATTAACATTGGTCATTCTGCGTGTGCAAATCCATTCAATGTAATCACTCAGTAGTGCTGTGTTAAGTCCAATCATAGATCCGTCTTTGAACAAATACTCTGCCCAGGCTTTTTCTTGATCAACTGCATCAACAAACATATCGATACATTCTTGTTCTGTTTCTTTTGCAATCTGTTCAAACACAGGATCATCTGTTTTAAGAATCTTCAACAACATTTGTGTACTTGCTAGGTGCAAGTTCTCGTCACGTGCAATCAACTTAATGATCTTGGCATTGCCTTCCATTTGTTTCATTTCAGCAAACGCCCAACTACATGCAAAACTCACATAGAAACGAACACCTTCGAGAATGTTAACACTCATTAGTGTAAGCCATAGTAGTTTCTTTAGTTCATAAAGATCAACATTAATAGTCTTACCGTTAACTTTATGCTTTCCTTCGCCTAACAAGTTGTACCAACTGCTCATCTCAATCAAGTCGTCGTAATACTTTGAAATATCTCCAGCACAATCTACAATCTCATCAATGTCCATCATCTCGTCAAAGATTTTACTAGGGTTGCTGTATACGTTGCGAATAATATGTGTGTAGCTACGTGAGTGAATAGTCTCTGAGAATGTCCATGTTTGGATCCAGTTTTCAATCTCTGGCAAACTTACAATAGGTGCAAATGCTTCTACTGGAGCACGACCTTGTACACTGTCCAGTAGGATCTGACGCTTGAGGTTACTAGTAAAGATATGACGTTCATGTTCACTTAACCCTTTAAAGTCTTTGGCATCTTGATAGATATCAACTTCTTCGGGACGCCAAAAGAATCCGAGCTGTTTATCAGTTAGACTGTCAAAACTTTTATACTTCAACGTATCATAACGCTGAATAGTTGGGCCTCCTGTTGGATCTAAAAATGCAGTAACCTTGGTATGGTCTGCTTTGTTTGCTGTGTTAAAAACGCTCATGTGTGTGTTCCTTAATGGTTATATCTATATGTTTGTAGCATACTGTTACAAGCATGTCAAGTTTTATATTGTGCAACTTTCGCAATCTTCTTCATCGATTGTTGCTTGCTCTAGTTCTGGTAATGCTTGATCTCCCATTAGTTTGGTAATATCAAGTTCGCCTTGGCCGTCATTGGTATTGAAATAATATAACTGTTTGCCACCATACTTGTAGAACATCAACATGTGTTGTAGCATTGTACTCATTGGAATCTTTTCATCATCAAAGAAGATAGGATTGTAACTTGTGTTAATACTAATACCCTGGTCAATGTACTTCTGTAGTACAGCCATAATCTTTAAGTAACCTTCTGGCGATTGTTGATCCCACAGTAGATCGTATTTGTTTTTAAGACGCTTGAACTCTGGAACAACTTGTTTGAGTACACCGTGCTTGCTTTGTTTTACACTAATCAAACTGCGTGGTGGCTCAATGCCGTTGGTTGCATTTGCAATCTGCGCACTTGTTTCACTTGGCATGAGAGCCATTAGTGTGCTGTTGCGGATGCCTGTATCTTTTAGTTGCTTACGTAACCCTTTCCAATCCATACGTTCTCTGTGTTTGATTAGTTCATCCACATCCTTTTTGTAGGTTTGATTAGGAGTAATACCATGTCCATATTTGGTTTCCATATTACCACTTGGTGCACCTTGCTCTGCTGCTAGGTCTGCACTTGCTTTGATTAGATAGTAACTCCATGCTTCTGCATACTCATCAACTAGTTCCAGTCCTGCTGTATCAATGTGCTGATATGTCAAGTCATGCTTGGCCAGCCAGTATGCAAAGTTGATAATGCCAACGCCTAAAGGACGGCGTTTCTCTGTGGATAGCTGCGCTGCTAGTATTGGATAGTTCTGATAGCTTAGTAGTGCATCTAGTCCACGCACTGCCAAACGACACACACGCTCAAAGTCTGCTGGAGTACGAATGTTGCCCCAGTTGATTGCACTTAGTGTGCATAGACTAATCTCACCTTCTGGATCGTTTAGATCTTTGAGTGGCTTGGTTGGCAAGTCGATTTCAGCACACAAGTTACTTTGTCTAATAGGCGCAACCTCAGGAAGGAATGCACCATGATCGTTTGCATTGTCTACATTCTGCAAGTAAATACGTCCTGTGTTCTTACGCTCTTCCATAAATGCACTAAACAAATCACTAGCTTTGACTGTTTTCTTACGTAGTCTTGTGTTGCGTTCTGCTGTTTCGTATAGTTCACGGAACTTGTCTTGATCAGCAAAGAACGCTTCGTACAACCCTGGAACATCTGCAGGAGAGAACAATGTAATGTTGCCGCCTGTAATCAAACGCTCATACATCAACTTGTTGAACTGCACACCATAATCCATGTGGCGCACACGGTTTTCTTCTGTGCCTTTGTTGTTTTTTAACACCAGCATATCTTCTACTTCTAAGTGCCATACCGGATAGTAAATAGTGGCTGCGCCGCCACGCACACCGCCTTGGCTGCATGACTTTACTGCTGATTGGAAGTGCTTGTAGAATGGAATAATGCCTGTGTGATATGCATCACCTTTGCGTATAGGAGATCCAATAGCACGGATACTGCCGCCACCTATGCCAATGCCTGCTTTCTGTGAAACATACTTAACCACACTAGCGGCAGTAGCATTAATGCTGTCCAAGCTGTCATCTGTTTCAATAAGAACACAACTACTAAACTGTCTTTGTGGTGTACGCACACCTGCCATAACAGGAGTAGGCAAACTAATGTCATGCAAACTAATAGCATCGTAATATTCTTTTACCCACTGCAAACGGGAATCAACTGGATAGTCCTGAAAAAGACTAGCTGCAATAAGAATATAACACATTTGCGGTGTTTCAAATATTTCGCCGCTTACTCTATTCTGACACAAATACTTGCCACGTAGTTGTTCCATGGCAACATAGGTCAAGTTTTCATCACGTTCGTGTTTGATGAATGTATTAATCTTATCCCATTCAGCATCAGTGTATTTTGTACCTAACTCACTATCATAAAATCCATTTGCTGTATTGCGATCAACCAACTCTTTGACATGACATGGCTCAAAGCCGTTGTACACTTCTTTGCGTAGTGCATAGTTAACTAGTCTGCCGCCAACATACTGATAGTTAGGAGTTTCTTCACTGATAAGATCAGCTGCTGCTTTGATGAGTGTTTCTTGGATCTCTTTGCTGGTTATACCATTATAAAACTGAATCTGACTCTTAAGTTCTACTTCGCTTGGACTGACTCCTGTAATATCTTCACATGCATAAAACACAACCTTGTGTAGCTTTTCAATATCGAGAGTCTCTTTGCGCCCGTCACGTTTGGTAACTTGAATCATTATCTTTTCCTTTTTGTCTATTTGGTATTTATTAATACGTTGGTAGTGTGTCGTGCTGCATTTGACATTTTAACTTTGGCAAATCCGTTGCGTCAATACTCTTATTATAATAATACCCTATTGTTAGATTGTCAACGAAAAGAAGGTATCTTATTACACTTTCTTTTTCGTCTAGTGTAATATGTATCTCAAACTGACTGCTAGAAAAACGATCAGTTAACTGTAAAGTGTAGTATATTGCCAATATTTTTGTAAAATCACAATAACGATTTTCTTCAATCATTTCCCAAGGAGTGGGCCATGTATCTTTATCATATGGATCTGTTGCTATGCTGCTCAGAGGTGCATTATTCCAAAACTCGATTGTGTCTTCAAACGGCGATTTGGTTTGTTCTAAAGTTAAGCGAAAGTTTCGCCAGGCTTTAACACGTTCTACATAAGTTTTATCAAACATCAATTTATATATTTGATTGTGAACTCTAGTTCGTCTGTTTCTGGACTTAGGTTATCTAACATTTCATTTACAACATCTAGGTGTATTTCTGTTGCGCCATTTTGAAATGCATTACCTTTTACACTAAAGACTAACTTTCCTACTTTACTTGGATTACCAGTAAAAATATGATCATCTGTCATTGAAATCTCTGCGTTATC